CCGCCACGAGTCGAGCTGTGGCAAGGCGGGCATCACATTGAAGCACCAAACCAAAAACTGGGGCAACGTCCGCGCACCCTACCGGGCCGAGCGGGCGACCATCATTGTCCCGCCTGGCCGTGGCCCGTTCGCCAAGTACATGCGCTGGGAGGATGGGCTGATCGACTGGTGTGAACGCATCAAACACCGCTATGCCGGTGAGCGCGACCTATGGACGGTGGAGTTGGCCACACCCGTGTATGCACCCTCAGACGACAGCAACGACCCGATGGCCTATGCCGCAGCTGTACAGCGCGACGTGGCCGCTTGGCGCGCTGAGGACCGGCCATGAATGCTCACGATTTCGAGATCGCGCTCATGCTCGAGCAGATCGCGATCTGTGACGTGCTCGGTGGCCGCCTCGACGCCCTGAGAAAGCGCCTGAGTGCCTCCGACGAGGCGCATCAGAGCCACTACGACACACAGGCCGACCACGAAGGGCGCCTGCAGGATCTGGAGGCTCGTGTGTACGCGCCCACAGCCTTCGCGCCCATCTATGTCATCAACGGCGACGGCAGCGTGCGCCAGACAGCGCTGGATGCGCTGGGAGATGCGGTACTGGAGCACATCCTCAACAGAATAGCAGCCACCATGTTGATTGGGAAGCCCAGCCGATGAGCACGCTCCTCGCCGCTTTTGCCCGCCTCGCCGCCGCCCAGCGGCCACTGCGCCCCGCGCATTGGGCATGGTGTGTGTCCTGCCGCCATCACACGTTGCGAGTGCGCAGCGCCGGCGCCTGGAGCCCGTGCCCGGCTTGCGCCATCGAGGTGGCACAAGATGGCGCTAATCTGGCGCAAGAAAGGGGGATCGCGTGAATCCAACCAGTGCTCACCCCTATCTCATGGTTGTCACGCTCTTGCTGGCCGCGGTCACTGCGCTGCTGCCTGCTGGCGCGATCACGCACTATGAGGTTCTGCGTAGCGCCCAGCTCGACGCGAGCCGCCTGCAGGTGACACTGCTGGTCGAGAGCCGCAATTCAGTCACGATAACGAGTGCTAGAGTGCCCGAGCTTCGGCGCTTCGACGTGACAGACGGAGAAGGCGGAATCCGCACGACCATCACTTTCACTGCCGACAGCTGCGCCAGCCGGCTGACCATAGCCGACGGTGACGACACGCGGACATGGCGGCGTGCCTGCCAGTATTTGCCACGGGTGGAACGATGACCTTTATCTGGATGGTGCGACCAGCCGACGACGGCTTTGCGGCGGTGGAGACAGAGCCACACGCCCAGCGGCATGAAGTTGCCGGGTGGGTTCGCTGCGACTATATGACCTTCCTGGCCGCCTGGCGACGTGACAACGCACGCCGCCTTGAAGAGTTCCATGCACGCAACGGCACGGTCACCACTCGCGTGCAGCGTGATACGGAGCGGCAACGCCAACGCGGCTTGCCGTTGCGGGGACTATACGACACGCCGGCAGTGCCCCCACCACCATCTGTGGATCACTAGCGAGACCCCGGAATGGGGTGTGATCAGGTGAGTGCGAAAGCGGATTTCGATGACACGTCAGGACATCAGCCCCGAGAAGCGGGCAGCAGCCCAAGCTGATCTCCTGACCGGCGATCAGCCCGCTATTGTGGCACAACGCTATGGGCTCGATCCCGCCCTGGTGCGGAAGTGGAAGCAGCGGCTCTCCTCGACACCAGATGTCACACCCAATGTCACGCCGCATGTCACACCTGTCACGATGTCACGCCCCGAGTCAGCGGTCTCACCACCCCGCTATCCAGCACGGGAGGCGCAGCAAGCGACCATCGCCGATCTGGTACTCCAGAACCTAATGGCCAAGCTGGAGGCGACGCAACAGATCGCGTTGCATGTGAGCAATGCCGACTGGCTCAACAAACAATCCGCCTCCCAACTGGCAGAGCTATTTGAATGTCTCGATCGCTCTGCCGTCGCCATCCTTGACCGACTGGCAAGTGCCCGCCCCGGACGAATTGCCGGCGACGACCGCGGCAGCGGAGGCCCTGGAGGCTGAAGGCTGGCAGTGCTGGCTGGAGACGCTGTTTCCCTCGTTTGTCGGCGCCGGCTTCGCGGATCGGCATGGGGTGCTCTGGGATTGGGCATGGCAGATCGTACGCGGACAGCGTCCTCGCCCCATGGTTGCGGTTTGGCCGCGCGGCGGTGGTAAAAGCACCAGCGCTGAATTGGTCACTGTTGCCATTGGAGCGCGGCAGGTGCGGTCCTACGTTTTGTATATCTGTGAGACCCAAGACCAGGCCGACCAGCATGTCGCATCGATCGCGGCGATGCTGGAAAGCCGCCTGATCGAGCAGCACTACCCGGCATTGGCTGCGCGCAAAGTCGGCAAGTACGGCAACGCAAAAGGGTGGCGACGCGAGCAGCTTCGCACAGCGAGTGGGTTTAACGTCGAGGGTATTGGCTTAGATGTCGCACGCCGCGGCGCGAAGCTCGACGAATACCGGCCTGATCTGATCATCATCGACGACATAGACGGCAAACATGACACGCCGAACACGACGCAACGGAAGATTGATACGCTCACCAAGAGTTTGCTGCCCGCTGGAGCAACGGATTGCGCGGTGTTGGGGGTGCAGAACCTCATCCACGCGGACTCGATCTTCAGCCGCATGGTCGATGATCGGGCCGACTTCCTGAGCGACCGCATCGTCTCGGGTCCCTACCAAGCGGTTGAAGGGCTGGAGGTCGAGGAAATCGATGGGCAGCTCACGATTACTGCGGGAACAGCGACTTGGGCGGGGCAGAATCTGGTTGTGTGCCAGGGACAAATTCGCCAGTGGGGTTATGCCGCCTTTGTGTCGGAAAGCCAGCAGGAGGTCGGCGGCGAGGGTCGGTATTTCAAGGAATGGAACGAGGCGCGACATACGTGCGCACCCTTTCCCATCCCAGATGACTGGCCAGTCTGGCTGGCGATTGACTGGGGCTGGACACATCCAACCGCTATCTATGTTTTCACACTCAACGGCGACGACCATCTATTCGTCATCGGTGAACACGTCGAAGCGCACTGGCTGCCGGAGCAGCACGTTATGGCCATCCGAGGCTTGATCGACCGACTCTCAATCGCGCCAAGCCGGATACGCAACGTGGTCGCCGGCAGCGATGCTTTCGCCCAACGCGGCGACAGCCAGCAAAAAACGATTGCAGATCAGTTCCAACAGGTCTACGACGAGAGTGGGGCTAACATCGGCTTCACGCTGACCAAGGCCAACACCGATCGCGTGGGCGGGGCATTGGAAGTCAGCCGCCGCTTGGGCAACTTGAAGGCAGCTATCCACCCGACAGTGACGATCTGGAAGACCTGCCCGCGTCTGATTGCATGCCTGCCCCGGCTCATCCATGACCCGGCGCGGCCAGAGGATGTCTTGAAGGTCGACGCCGATGCCCACGGGCGCGGTGGTGATGATGAATATGACGGCTTTCGCTACGGCACAATGGCTGCCTATCGTAAGCCAAAAACGACCAGTGGCCGGGGCAAGGTAACGACCGTCCAGCAACTGTTTGGAGCATAGATGGGGCTGCTCGACCGCATCAACCGCATCATCCGGGGCCAGCAGCCGACGACGGCCAGCACCGCCGATCTGACGCCGCTGCCACCGCGCCCTACGGCGGATCTGAAACGCTTCACGGTCGAGCGCGATCGGCGCAGCATCGTCGAGGTCTGCCGCCGGATGGCTGACGAGGATCCCCGCGCCGATGCCATCCTTCACGGCATCGCCCGCGATGTGGCCCGCGGCGGCTTCTCGGTGAAGGTCAGCGGCGGGTCTCGACCAGCGGAGGCGCGCAAGGTCGCCGAGTTGCTGATCGAGCGGCTCGGGCTGGAGGAAGCGATCGAGGACTGGGCGCGCCTGACCTGGCGCGACGGCGACTCCTTCCTGGAGATATCGGTCGACGCCAACGACGAGATTGTAGGTGTGACGCGCAAGCCGACGCTCCAGCTGCATCGCAACAGCGACGACCGCGACCAGTTTTCCGACCCGGCCCGCGCCTACTGGTGGGCAGATGAGCTCTGGGCCGGACAGGAGGCACCGCGCGATGCAACCTGGTTTGCCGACTGGCAGATCATCCACGCGCGCTGGGACCACGACTCGGAGCAGCGCTACGGGCGTCCGCTGTTCGCCTCGGCGCGCAAGGCCTATAAGCGGGTCGACGAGGGCGAGTTGGACATCGCGGTGCGGCGCAAGACGCGGGCAGGGATGAAGTACATCCACGTGATCGACGGCGGCAACGAGAACGATATTGAGGAGTATCAGGAGCGCAACAAGGCTGCGCTCGATAATCCGACCGCCCCGATCCAGGACTTCTTCACCAACCGCCCCGGCGGCATCTCCGCCGTGCAAGGCGATGCGCGGCTGGCGGAGATCGGCGACGTCGAGCATCACATAGGCACCTTCTTCCTCTCCTCGCCAATACCAATGGCCTTATTGGGCTACGGGAGCAACCTTAATCGGGATGTCCTGGGCGAGCAGAAGGAGCAGTACGACCGGGCGCTCGACGGCCTGACTGACTGGCTCGACAAAGAGATCTTGCAGCCGCTGATCGAGCTGCAGTGGCTGCTGAAGGGCATCTGGCCCGCCGGGCTGAAATACGAGATTGTGCGACCCAGCCGCCACCCGATCACCGCGGCGAGTCTCAAAGCCGCCGGCGAGGCGGTTAGTGGTCTCAAGGAGAGCGGCGTGATCGCCGACGCGCTGCTGCTGCGCTTTCTAGCGCAGGTGCTGCCCGGCCTGGACCCAGACGAGGCGCTGGCGCTGCTCCAGCAACAACGGGAGATGCAGCAACAACCGCCAACCGGGACCAGTGGCTAGGGGACGACACAGGAGCAGAGATGAAACGACGCATCAATAAGGGGCAGCCCCTGACCGAGCTGGTGAAGGGCAGCCTCGACTACACGAGCGCGATGATCCGCGCTGCCTTCCGCGCGCAGTTCCGCACCGAAGATCGTTACTGGGACTGGTACATCGTGGAGACCTTTGCCGATCACGTGATCGTGCAAGACCACAACCTGCCCCCAGACGAGTTCTGCAAGGTCACCTACCAGCGCAGCGGTACAGGCTATCTCTTCGCGGCGCGCGATGCGTGGCAGGTTGTCGAGCTGGCCTACCAGTCGCAGACGGCCAACGAGCGGCGCAAGATGCTCGCGGGAGAGGTCGGTCGCGGGCGCGGCGGTGCGGCACAGTTTGTCGAGAGCCGAGCGCTGGAGCTGCGGCTGGAGGAGAAGACCGAGGGCAAGCCGCGGCGCATCACGGCGCGGGGCATGACGGCCGGGATCATCAACAACAACAACCGGCGCTATGCTGCCGACGTGCTGCAGGCGGCCGTCGACGAGGCCAACGCCAAGATGGCGCGCGGCGAGCTGCAGCTGCTCGCCGAAGACAACCACCCCTCCGACAAACTAGGCGTGCCATCGGTGCTCGCCAATCTCATCCTCTGGCACAGCATCACGTTCGAGGAGAACGAGGTGCGGCTCAGCGGCACCATTATCGAGACGACCGACGGCAAAAACCTGATCACCATTCTCGACGCGGGCGTACGCCCACGCCTCTCCCAGCGCGCCTACGGCTTTGCCGAGCGCGTCAAGGAGAACGGACGAGTGTTCGACGATATCGTCGAGCTCCACCTCACTGGCTACGACCTGGTGATGACTCCTGGCGATCCCACGGCTGGAGTTATCACTGTCGAATCACATCACCCCCATAAGGAGACCATCACGATGGATGAGCTGGACCTGGAGACCCTGCGCACACAGTACCCCGACCTGGTCGCGAAGATCGAAGCAGAGCACGACGCCCGTAAAAAGGCGCAGTTGGAGGAGAGCCTGCGCGCAAAGCAGGCCGAGGACGAGCGCAACCGGCGTGTGATCGCCGAGGCGAACGCACAGATCCGGCAGCAGTTGGGCCTGAGCGAGAGCGACGACCTGCAGGAGGCACTGAATCGCCAGGCGCTGGAGCTGCGCCGCCTCCAGGAGGCCGAGCAGCAGCGGCAGGTCGGCACCTACATCGACAGTCAGGTCGCCGAGATCAAATATGCCGACGCGCTCAAGCCCCAGTTCGTGGAGAGCGTACGCACGGCAGCGCCGAAGACGATCGACGAGGCCAAGACCGTGATCGCCACCAAGCGCAAGGAGTACGACGCGATTCAGGCCAGCATCGAGCTGGCGTTGCGCGGCCGCGGCGGCGTGCAGGTGCTGGGGCCCGTGCTGGAGGGTGCGCGGGGCGTGCCCGAGTACGCGCGCGCGTCGTTCGCCCTGAACGAGAGCCTGATTCGCTCCGGGCACGCCACGCAGCGCAATCTGGCCCAGCCGAAGAACATCAATGAGCTGTTTGCCGTCGAGTACCTCAAGCGATTCGACGCGGCTTACAAGCGCCACCTGGTCGCCGAGGCCCGCAGCTACGAAGAGGCCGAGCAGGCCAGCGACCTGAATCTGCCCTACTCGGTTGCCCGCGCCGTGATGGCCGAGGCGCTGCCCCAGCTGGTGGCGATCAGCGTGTTCGATGTGCAGATGGTCGACAACGCTCCGACGACCAACATCTTCTTCGAGAAGTATGTCGGCGAGACCGGCGCGACCGGCACCGTCACCAATGAGGCGGTGACCGCCTCCAACCCGCTGGCCCAGTGGGTCAGCCTGAACAACAAGCGGCTGATCCCCGGCACCGTAGTGCTGACCAACAGCGCAGGGACCACGACCTACACCGAGGGCAGCGACTATGTGGTCGACTACGCCAACGGGCGCGTGATGGCCCTGGCGACGATCACCGCTGGCCAGTCGCTACTGATCGACTATCAGTACGATGCGATCCGCAAGGGCGAGATGGTGGGCATCGAGCGCGGCAAGCAGCAGCTCTCGTTTGTTTCCATCGCGATGGCCGCTGACCGGCTGGCCACCGAGATCTCGACCGAGGCGATTGTCTTCTCCCGCGCCGCCCTGGGCTACGACGCGGTCAACCGCACCCTGGCCGGCCTGGTCGCGCAGATCAACCGCAAGATCGACGGTGGGCTGTTCTACCTGGCTCTATCGGCGGCGCTGCGGGTGGCCAACAACAGCGGCGGCACCTGGACCGCAGCG